TCCAAAGGAATCTTCTAAAGACTTGAAGTTTAACAATCCCATATTAAACACATTGAGTCTGTTTAAGTTTGACTCATCATTATATACACCGCTATAAGTTAAGTCAGCGAATCTATCTGCCTGCTTGTAATCCTGTTCTGATACGGTGGTTACTCTGTTGCCTAATCTTAACTGTCTACCGTCAATTGCGTCTCTAACCTTAAAAGATTCTACTCCATTACCAAAGGCATAACAATTGAAAAACTCTGTATCTATAATGGCTGATGTAAATGTGCTTATGTCTTGGTTTTGAACATTACCTGAATGATTACCACTAGAGTCTATGGAGTAAGACACTGAATCCTCATACCATATATCAGGATTGGTATCACTAGGTTCTGTTTCAAATACAAGTGTTGAGTTATTTCTGTAGATAGTTATAGAAACATTGGCACATAACCTTTTTGCTTTATTACCTGTTCCTGTTAAATCACAACTATGAGTACCTAAAACTGTTAGCATTAATTCATTGGTTGCGTTCCTGTGAAATCCATAGAAGTTAGTCCACTGCCCATTATCGTTTGGATACCAATCCCAATAAACACCTGTGTTAGGGTTATACTCAGTATTCCACAAAGTATTTTGTAGCTCAGTAAAGAAAACATTGTCAATATTATTACTATGGTCGCTTGTTCCTGTCTGAACAATGACATCAAGATTATCCCCTACAGCCCAATCAAATATATTATCATAATCTCTTGAGGCAAATATAGTTTTGGTTAAATCATAATTAACTTCATTACATTTTCCCTTACCCTCTCTGTCAAAATTAAATCGTAATTCTATCCTACTTCCCTCAGGTATAGTGTAATCATACCAATCACCGTTACCGTCCTGCAAGGATGTGGTGTAGTTTATCTGAGGTCTACTCTGAGAAGCACCACAAACTTCCTCACTACCTAAAGTTACCACAGTAAGTGTATCTTTTGATACAGCAAAGTTGTTAGCCCTTACCTTCATATATACACCAGCAGGTACATAGGCATTTTCAGTAGGGTCTTGAGTGCTTGGAACGGTAATAAAGTTAGCCGCTTTTGATTCTTTTTCCAAAACGGTAGTGTAAGTGCAAGGGCTTACAGCTCCGTTTGCATCCACCTTAACCTTTAGTCTATCTCCTGTCTCTACCTTTTTAGAGTTTTCACCGTCTAATAGTATATATGTATAACCTGTCTCTATATCAAAGAAGGATATTCCTCCGTATATTGTTTCATAAAATTCCTCATTCTGTTTTGCTACAAATTTATAACGAGCAGCCCAACTAGGAGCAACCTGTTGCGAAGGTATTTCTACCCTTGCAATATTTGATTTGTTACTGGCATTACAAGGAACGTGGATGGTATTGTTATTACTAACAAGAGCTGTTGTCGAGCGATTATATTCATCCATATAAACAATTCCTAACTCATAATCCCTGTCGCTATGTAAACTTTTTAAGGTACTAACATCTGTATAGGTTGCTTCAGCATTACTTATTCTGAAGTACTCAATGGCTTGTTGTGTTACAGTAGTTATATTATCAACATACCTCATAGCATTTACTTGGATTATCAGCTCGTCTGTTGCTGTTGCTGAGACTGAAAATGATTCCCCCCAATTGTCTCTACCCGACTCAAGCTTGGTATATGTTCCGCTATCTAAAGTTTGAAGGCAGTTGCAGTTAAATAAATCAGTAATAGAGTATCCTAAACAAGAATTTGATACGGGTATACTGGTGGTTATTTCTTCCAAGAACTCTGAAGATGCCACCATTTCCGCTAGGCTTGTATAGTCCTTGGGCAAGACAAAAGAAAACCCTGCTGAAACAAAAGTATTTGTATCCGTAGGAGTTACACTTCCCTCCCAGTGTTCATGTGACACCTCCATAACTAACGATATAGCTACACCTTTTATAAGTGGTTTATTCGACAGGTCTATACTTACAGTTGACTGAGGTATCACCTCATTAGAAAACCCACCCACATTATATGTGCCATTTGACAGGTTAGATGTTACGCTAAACGATGCAACATCTTGTGTTACTAAAGATGTATTGTACTCTAACTTAGTTTCAAAACCACTACTGTCTTTTAGGTCATAACCATCTGTGTATCCTCCGTACACTAATCTGTTTCCCATAACTGTAAGGGTCTCAGCCTTTAAAGGTACATTGTCATACAGCCTTAATATTTCCGAGTCGCTAAGCACTGTGTATACTTTGCTATTATCAAATGTGTAAATCAGGTCTGTATTATCTGATAACCCTAACTCTTCTTTATCTAGTTTCTCTATTACCTTTATAGTGTTACTACTCATTTCTTTGAATAGCAAATCAACTCCAACAACAAGACTACTTCCTGTATTATAAGTAATCTCCACAGCATTCGCAGAGTTTATCATTCCTTCATTAAGCCCTGAATCTATATTGTAATTAAAGTTGTTGGGAATAAAAGACGGCTGAGTGAATTGAGATGTAGCAGAATACTCACCATTTTCATAACGATATCTATAAGCAAATGATAAAAACCTATCTTCTATATAGTTATCAGAATTAGGTATGGAAATTTCTGATGTAGTTGGAGAATTAATAGGTGGTTTTTTTACTACCAACAATTCTTCTGCTGTAAATCCATCAATATATAAATTGACATAAGGAGCATAACCTTTTTTTACATTAATAAATCTTGGTTGGTTATAGTTGTCAGTCCATAATAAAAGGTCTTCAATTTTTACCACACTGTGAATGGGATATTCTGTATTAAAATTTAAAGTAGTGGTATTTTTTGTGCCTTCCCTAGTAGATGTAAGGTGATTTGTGAGTGATTTTGTTTGAGTATTGTAAGACACAATCATATCAATCTTTCCCACAGGTCTGGTGGTGTGTGTCATCTCATCGTGTATAAACCAATATATAGTTTCGTTAGAGCCATCCTCATAGCTGCCTATAACTTTTGCATTTGAACTTAATGACACTTGATTCCAAATTATATCAGTTAGCTGAGTATTACCCATAGCGTTTTCAGCAACTCCCTGCTGCCCCCCATCATTAGAGTTAACCCTAACATTTAAAGCATCAACATACTCCCCATCCTGAATAAGACGCTCATCCAACTTCTTATTCATTTTGCCCTGTACAAAAGTTCTTTTTAATTCTGCCATATTACTTCAACCATTTATCTTTGTTACGCATTACTTGCATTATTTTAGACGGATGCATATCGCTAATCCTAATCTTAGCATTTCTAAGAAGTGCTGTCTTTCTTTTTCTAGCTCTATGTACAATATATTCCTGCACTCCAAGTTTTGAGTTAAGCATTTCTGCCTCTATGTATGCGTATACATACTGTTCAAATAATTTGTTTACACCTATTGAAGAGTTGTCTCCGTTTTCCATTCCATCTGATATATACTCAAGTATACAGCTTTCTCCTAACATTTCAGAAGAGAAGTTAATAACGCCAGTCTTTTTATCTATACGAAATGTTGGGTTCATATTTGCTGTCTCAGTATTAAGACCAAACCTTGCACCCATATTGAATTTAAAATACCAATCCCCATCTAATTCATATCCTTCCATACCATGAAATGGATTTCTAGGATTCAGGTATATACTTCTTTTAGTTCCGTCCAATCTATCTGAGTTAATCTCTGAATCAATAAGAACTACACTCCCATCTGAATTAAATATTACATCACCATCAGCTTCCTGTGAGTAAGCCTTTGCGTAATTTGTCTGAACATTTTGTGTTAACGGTCTTAATACACCATCCTTATATAAGGATATTCTAACCCAATTTACATAATCAGGAGGCAGTATAAATGTTAAGTTGTCTGTAACATTTAACTGAAGAACTTTTAATTCTCTAGCTGCATCATAGTTCAATTCCTGAATAGCTCTCTTAGCGTGGAATAGTATTTTATATCTTTCCTCATTATTTATTAATGAGTGATTACCTGTATACATCAGCATAAAGTTGTTAACTATATCTTGCAATGATACATACTGATAGCTACCGTGATTAGCAGCATTATCATAGTAATTCTTATCTGTAATATAACCCATATCTTTTATGATTGTTGTTCTTGTTGTTCGTTATAAACCTCTTCTGATTTTGTATAAGCCACGACCTCTGCCTCTCTTATACTCACACCTGCATATTGTAATATCTTCATAACCAAATTAGGTTCGTCTGATGATGGAAGCTCAAAGTCTTGGTAGTCTACTGCTGATGAGTCAAACACAGGCTCTCCTCCGCTCAGGGATATATAAGTCCATTTAGGCTCTTTTGGATATCGTATACAGTTAGCCTCAATTTCCCCGAAGCTGTAAACTCTTACAGGAAACAATTCTACTGTATCGGCTTGCATAACATAAGCAGGAAATGAATCAGATGGCTGTGTTAATAAGCTATTCATTAACATTTGAATCTTACTTCTGGATATCTTTTCTACATCTACAGAATTATAATTAACAGGTCTACTTACAGAGTAGCTGATACCTGATGCGTTAAACAACAAACCTGTTGTTGCTAATGTTGTTGAGTTGGGTATAGCTGTTATAAAAACTCTTCCTGTGGATGTTATCACAGTATCCCCTACAGCCACTTGGTCTTCTGTGGTAGCAGTAAAGTTTGCACTTGAATCTATTAGTAGATTTTGGGCAGCGTCTGAGCTTGTTGTCGTTCCGCTAGTAAGTATTCCCCTTTTTATAATAGAGTTAACAAGGTAGTAGTTGTAACCTTCTACATTTTCTCTTGGCAGGTAAAACACGTTACCGCTCGCCACTGTATTTAATGTGGTAACCTCACTGAAATCCTCTATAACTTCTAGTATGCTTTTTGCAATATCTGCATTATCTGAGTGACTACGCCTTGCATTCTCTTTTGTTATTTGTGTGTTATAACTATAAAAATAATCCTCAAATAAATCTAACTGTGCTTGTTTAGCAAACAGGTTAAAATCAGAAGGTGATATATAGCCGTAGTTATTCTTATTGAGAATTGACAGCACTGTGTTTCTAACTGAGTTAATCATATCTTGATAATTTTGTACAAAGATAACACAAAAAAAGGATAACCCATTTCTGAGCTATCCTTTTGCTTTTAGTTAAAATGAACTTATAACAGATTGTTTAGCATACTAAAAACTTCCTTGCCGTCTTCTGTTTTAAAGTACTCAGCACAAGCGTCTTCAACTGTTCTACCAAACTCTACTGTTAGCATACGCTTTTTGTTTCCCTCCAAGTTAAAGAAAACCTCTCTACCTTTGTTACGAGACAGTATCATTCTTTGGTCAAAGAATGTTTGTATCTCTGACTTGAACTTCATTGTAGGGTCTTCCATTGCTTGATTGAAATCAGTAGGATTAGTCTTTGCAAAAACCAATACATCCCTTTTCATTTCTGCTGTAGTTATTACACTAGGGTCTTTGCCGAACAATCCTCTGGTAAGCATTTCCAATTGGTCTATGGTAAGGCTTGTAGCTATTGTTAAGGCTTGAGCTTCTGCATTAATTATATCAACCTCAACGGAGGCATCTTTCTCTTTATCTATCTCTACGAATTTTTTATTATACAATGGATGTATGTGTAGAAACTTTTGAAGTGTTTGGTTTTCTTTACCAACAGTCAGCATACCATCTTCAAAAATGATAGGCTCTAGGATTGCATTTGAATCCTGCTCGTCTTCAAAGACTGAACGTTGGTTAGACGCATACCTCATTGCTCTTTGTGTTCCTGAATCTTCATCAAAATAAAGTAAAGGTGAGCGTCTTGTATGTCTTGATGGAAGCATATATGATAAAGGTGCTTCATTCCTTACGAGCTTATAAGCTCTGTCTACATATTCTTGTTTTTTCTTCATTACAATAAATTATATAAAATTAAAAAATAGGGAGAGGATTTCTCCCCTCCCAAAAAATATACTCATCTTATTACTCTTGGAATAAAAAGAAGTTGTTTGCACCTAAAGTACAGATAGCTCTCTCTGATAGGAAGTTAACCTGCATTGCATCAAGGTCGCTAGTAGCTGCACCACCTGCTGAACCTGTAATCCAAGTTTTATACTTTCTATCTTCAGTAGATGACTTACGATACCTAACGTGTAGGAAAGGACGCTTAGCATTCTTACCCATTACTTGGTCATACACAGAAGTAGTTCCTGCTGGAACAAGTAAACCATGAATAGCACCTGAGCCTGAACCTAACTTTAAACCGCCACGCATTGTAGGGTCGTTAAGGTATTTCCAGTCAGTTTTATAAAAGTCATATCCTCTACGGAATCCATTGAACCCTAGGTTTAAAGCCATGTTCTCACTGTTGTCAAAAAGACCATAAGATACTCCGCCTGCTGCATTAGAAGATTGAGCTGCTAACATATCATCAATGTCAAAGCTAAATCCTCTGTCTAAGAATAATGCATTCTCTTCAATAGCACCTTGCTTATCAAGACGAGATACCACTGTGTCAAACTCAGCAAGTGTACTTGGGTTTCCTCCACCCCATACATTTCCTCTGTTACCTACAGTGTAGAATACACCTTCAGAACCTTTGTTACCAAAGGTTGGGTTGTGAGTAGCATTAGCTACACCTGAACCTGACTCAGCAGGAACAGCTTCTATCATAGAAGTCTCTAGATAATCATCAAAACGTAGACGAGTTTCTGACTCACTCTTTAGATACCATAGGTATCCATTTGCTCCGTTCTCAGTAGTAACTTCAATCCAACCGATTTGAGCCATATCAGAACCACTAACTTCGTAGTTGTCTTTAAGGATAATTGGGCTGTTGTCAAAGATATCATCTTCAGCTTCTAAAGAACCTTCCATTCCAACGGTTCCTTTTTTAAACTCAGAACCATAAATGAATACTGTAAAGTCTGCCTCATTTACACCTGTACCCGCTATAGCAAGTCCACCTGTTTCATAGAAAGCCACATCAAATGTTGCTGCTGTTGTATTTACAGCAACAACGATACCCTTATTAGAGCCTACACCGATGTTAGCAGTTACCATTACGGTCTGTCCTTTACGAATAGCTAAGTAGTCGCTAATAGTATCATTAACGTGAAATGTTACTTTGGCATCACCATTAGTTCCTGTGGCTGCCCCTACGTCTACATACTTGGTGTGTAATCTTCCTTGCTCTGACCATTTAATCATATCAGAATCAGTTGGAAGTTCCGCTGACACCATTCTTAAGAATGATGATATACTTCTGTTTCCATAACGCTCGAATTCTTTTTCGTACACATCTGGAAGATATTGATTTAAGAAATCAAAATTTGTTATATAGTTTGTGCTCAAAGCAACCTGTTTGCTGCTTGGCTGTAAACTATATGTTGGTGTTGCATTTATTGCCATTACTTCAAAAATTTAAAAGTTATTAATTAGCTCCCTCTTGGAGCTTTTATTTTTAATCCTCGTCCTGATGATTGGCTTACGGCTCTGGCTTGGAATCCATCTGATTGGGATTTAGATGGAGTTCTTCGCTCGTCCATATTTACATTTTTAATTTTCTTTGTCACATCTTCTGTAGCTTTCGCTACTCCTTGCTCATAAAAAAACTTAGCGAACCTATCAGGATTCATTGCTACTGCTAAAGCCTTGTGGTATTCAGCCACGTTAATGATGGTTCCGTCATCATCCATATATTTCCCCACAAAATTACGGATATCTTTCTGACTATCCCTCACCTTTTCAATGTCATTCACTTGATATGAAAGACTAGTATCCTCTCCAATACCGAATTCAAAACCTTTGAAGTCTTTGTTAAAAACACTATCTGTCTCACTCTCAAATGCAGACCTTCTACGCTCGGCTGCTTCCTCCGAAGTTTTAGCATTTGCTATATATTGCTTATAGCTTTCGTAATCCTCCTTGTCTTCAGCAGATACATTTGATTGAGACTCTGACACAGCAGCCTCTTTGTACATTTGCTTTTGTTCATTGAAGTATTCCTTAGCTTTTACAATCGCTTTTTTCTTGGCTAGTTTTGCTTTCTTAATATCCATATCATCATCAAGGTCTTCATCATAGTCAAAGTCTTGCATATATATGTCAAGGTCTTCTTCGTCTATTCCTTCTTCAGTTAATAATAGATACTCTTTAATCAAAGTATCGCCATTCATTGCATCAAAGTCTCTGTTTAGTTTAACATAATCATCAACTCCTCTGCCTGTACTCTTCTTATATTCTAAGAACGCTTGCACATCTTCAGGTAGTTCTTGAGGAGTAGGCTCCCCTTTATTGAACAACTCATCAATGCTATTTAACTCTAAACCATCCCGTTTAGATTTAATATACTCA